CTCGAAATTTTTGCGTAGGAATTTTTCGAAAAGGCAATTTCTTGTTCACAGTGGGGGAGGCCCCAAATGCCAGAAATAAATGCATAAAAAAACCGGAAGATCGCGTATTTTTCAGATAAAGGAAGATGCACAATGTCACGAGCAAGGATCAGCTACGAAACGAAATTCCAGAAGCTAAGCCAGACCGACATTGCCGCGGTAGTCGGGGTGAGCACGAGAACAATGGCTTCATGGACATCCACCGGCTGTCCGCGAAACCGAGACGGAAGCTACAACACCGTGCATGTTATCCGCTGGCTCGAAATGCGTGCCGGCGCCCGCAAAGCCGAGCCGTCTGAGCTGGACCGGCTGCGCGCGCGGAAATTGGAAACTGAGGCCGACACGGCCGACCTGATTCTCAGCGCCAAAAAAGGCGAGACGATACTACTCAGCCGGCACGACGAGATACTCGGTCACCAGGCGACCGAGATGCATAATTTTCTCACGACCAGTTTCCCGGCGAACGCTGAACACTTCGTCGGGAAGACAGATGTTGAAGAGGTGCGCGCATTGCTCCTTGAGCTTGCGCGCCAAGCTGTCGAGGTGTGGATCAACGCGCCGGTGGGGATGGATCCGAAGGGATGACGAAATGAGGGGAAAAGGCAAAGTTGTTCCCTCACGCGTATATCTGGAAGACATCCATTGGTTGCTAGGGATCGCGGCAAAGTTGACAAGTGACACGGGGCGCACGCACGGCGCGGCGGACGCGATAGCGTGGGTGCGCAGAGAGTTGATCCGGCTACAGCAACAGGTGATGTATCTGGAGGTTGACCGGGCGGCTATGTTGCGGAAAGTCAACGAGTTGGTACGCGAGAAAGCAAAGTGACTACAGTTTGAAGTGGCGCTTAACGTGTAGTTGGTTGCAATTTCGCTCTAAAATTTATTATAGGAGTATGCCATGACGCCAATCGAGGCTATTGATGCTATCGAGAAAAATTGTGCTATACATGTAGGTAATGTCGTTCTTGCGGATGAAGCATGGCAAACTCTGAAAACCGCTGTACTCGCTCAACAGACAACCAACAGCAAAAGTGCGCCATGTCCGAACTGTGGTGAGCGTGCAGGGCGGTATTCGCTCGGCGAAGCGTGTATGGTGTGCCACTATAATCTGTAGCACGGCGCACGTTTCGCAAGACGTTGGTTGCAATTTGTAAATCTTTTTGATTTATAGGTTGCGCCTAAGAAAGGAACATTATGTCCACTGTGAATATGTTTTACGATAAAAATGGTGTGTTGCGTAGTGGCTGGACTGGTAAGGAGATTCGGTGTGGTAAAGTTCCACCGCCTCCTCCACCACCGCCGAAGAAGGCGCAACAGTACATTAAGGTAGATTTACAAACAACAACCAACACGTAAAGTATGTCATTTGCAAAGCCAAACGAACATACATTTACGAAACGTTGCACGCAATACCGGGGCAACCAATTTATAGGCGCGCGCGGGAAAAGACACAAGAAATGAAACCATACTACGAAGAGCCAGGAATCACAATCTATCACGGAGACTGCCGTGAAATTCTCCCGCAGTTGGATCGTGCGGACCTCATCCTGACCGATCCTCCCTACGGGATCAACTACCGATCCAACCACAACTCTTCTCGAAGAGGAAAATGGGCAAAGTGGGTGCGTCATGAAAACTTGCCGGGGATCCAGGGCGATGACAAACCGCTTGACCCAGAGCACCTTTTCGTCGCAGACAAAGCGGTTATCTTCGGAGGGAACTATTGCTCCGACAAGTTACCACCGTCAAGATGCTGGATTGTGTGGGACAAGAGAGATGGTATCGGGCCTAACAACCAGGCTGATTGCGAAATGGCGTGGACGAATCTTAATAAACCATCTCGCATCTATCGACACTTATGGAGCGGACTGTTGCGGGCTGGTGAGGAGAACGTCTCAAAGTCGGAGAAGCTACACCCTCACCAGAAACCACTTGCGCTGTGCAGGTTTATCCTGCAGTATGCAGACATGCCGAAGGGGGCGGTTGTGGTTGATCCCTATTGCGGGTGTGGGAGTACGTTGCGGGCGGCAAAAGATATGGGCTTTCGAGCTATTGGAATCGATATCGAAGAGAAGTACTGCCAAAAAGCAGCGACTCGAATGGCTCAGGAGGTTCTGGACTTAAGCTAAGACGAAGACGCGCGCGCAGGACAGGGGGAGTGCCCCGGCCCAGCGTGCAACAGCGGTAGGGATGCCATGCCGCTTGACATTTTTGAAGGGGTTCAGTAGGCGGCACGGCACCCATACCGTAACCGTTGCACGCCATAGTCCGGTGGATCTTTACAATGAGGAGGCGCTTTGAAAGTCAACATCACTGGATTTATGCGAAATGTGTCATATCCTCGGTGCTCTGAGATGGTCGCCGAATTCTTAGGCCATCTGAAGGAACTTCGCAACGATTCATCGAGGCATGCCGAGTTTTTCGATCTTTATGTGTTCGGCGACGATGCGCAATGGCGCGCCTCCAAACTGGAGGTGCCACCGGCCAACAGCTTATAGGGCCGTCTCTAACAAAGGAATATAGAGTGACACCATTTTCAGAATCGGCCGTTGTTGACAAGAGCGGAGATCGTACTGTAATCGTCAGTGAGATTGGTCGCAACTGCGTCGTGGTGCAGGGGTTTACCTGTGGTTATGATGGCGGTCGCGGTTCGAGCATTTTCCTAAGTCGTGAGGCAGCTATCAAAGTGGCCGACATCCTCGGTCGATGGGCCGCGCGGCCCATCGCTATCCGTGCAGGCGATTCACGCCGGACTTAAGGCCGCTATCGACGGTCCCGTGACTCTGCCAAAACCCAGGTCCTGATCTATGGGCGATAATTCTGAAGATAAAGAGAATGCGACCCGAGCCGCATTCTCTTTTCTATCTATCCGGCCTGGTCACTCGAGGCCTGGCCAGATTGAACTTCTTCGCGTTAAGTCGCCGCTGCGGCCATCGAAATGGGCGGAAAAGCATTTTCGTTTGTCAACCGCCTATGCGAGACCTGGCCCGTTCTCTGCCTACAAATGGCAGCGCGAAATAATTGATGCTATACAGACTCACGATGAGGTAATTCAAGTAGCACCCTCTCAGATCGGGAAATCTCTCATTGCCGAAATTCAAGTGGCTTGGTGCATTGACAACATTGGTATGAATGGCATTGTGGTATATGCCAAGAAAGAAACCGCATCAGATATGTTTGCGGATCGCATTCGACCGATGATCAAAGAAATCCCTGCGATCCAGAAATTTTGGTCGGGCAACCCTGATGACTTGACGCAAAAAAAGATGCGGTTGTCGCATATGTTTTTGCGCATTGGATCTGCTGAGGTTCCTTCCGATATTGCGACCTGGTCAAGTGGACTCATCTATGCGTCAGAAGTGAGCAAATACAGGAAACGCCGCGGGTGGGATCCTATTGAATCCCTGAAACGGCGCCAAGAAGCATATCGGATTATCGGTCGGCATAAGTCCCTTATGGAATCGTCCCCGCTATTCGTCGGAGATTGTTTGTACGAGGAAATGCACCGGTCCGGGGTATTGAATCTCCGGGCGTATCATCCATGCCCGCACTGCGGGAAACACCAGGTGCTGACGATTAAGCAGGTGAAAGAAATCCCAAACGCAAAAAAGGAAACAGATCACGACCCAGGCAGAATCCTCAGAGAAAATGCCGCGCGGTATGAATGTATGCATTGTAAAAAAACCATCGAGGAGTCAAGCCGGTTGTGGATGTCGGATAACGTGGTGTGGGCCGCGGATGGTGAAAAAATAGAGAACGGCGCTGTTGTTGGCAGAAAGGAACAGAAAGCAGTATCTTTTCAATACAATAGGTTCGTTGATTACTCATTTACATTCGCGATGGCGCTATCCCGGTGGTTCGCCGTTCAGAAAAAGGGGACCGAGGCGATGCAAACATTCATAAATGAGGATATGGGGGAATTTTGGCATGAAGATACCATTCAGATCTCGGAAGACTATCTGCACACGAAAAAAATGAAATACCGGCAATTTACAGAAGGCGAAGTTCCCAATTCGGTGCTGATTTTGCTTCTCGGGGCTGACTGCCAGGACGATGGATTTTATTGGGTAGTCAATGGGTATGGAAGGGGCATGGATAAATATCTCGTGAGATCCGGATTCGTGGCCGTGGCGAAAAACGAGTCGCAGGACGGCAAAGATCCGCATCAGTTGGCATACGAGAGGTTTCGGGCAGCGGTTTTCGCATCCCCGTTCCGACGCAAGGACGGCCGGCAGATGGAATTGTTCTTCGGATTTATCGACCGCGGTGGGCATCGACCGGCGGATGTAGATTATATCTGTGAACGCATTCCGCAGATTCGGCCATATATCGGTAGTACGCGCGTGGATTTCAAGCGCCCCGTGGTAGAGCAATCGGACAAAGGTATATGGTGGATGGGGCAATCTATGCTACTTTCGCGCGAAGTCACGTCGCTAATTGCCTCAGAGAGGTTCCATCTGCCGGAAGACGTGACGCAAGACTATATTGACCAAGTGAGAAACGAATATATCGAGCCGAAAAAGGACATACACGGCAACACGAAACTTGTTTACGTGAAGATAGAGCCAAATCACTATCGGTCATGCGAAAATCTTGCACTTGCCGCTTGTAAAGCACAATCACTTGAAAATATGCTCTTCGACGAATCTGCAATCGCAGAACTTACGCACCCTATGTCCGTGCCAGACTCCACCGCGGACCAAGGAAACACTGACGACGACGCCCAATCGTCCTATCTTGCCGGTCGCCGCGGTCGTCGCTCATACTGAGCGCGCCATAGGGCAATTTTTACCTCGCGGCAAAATCTACCGGCAAGAAATTTTTTCCTTGCGGCAAAAAATACCGATAGGCAAAATATTCCTTGCATTACGGCATGACATGAGGTATACTATGGGTTGAATGAATGACCCCCTTACCTTGGGGTATCTAATGCACCGGAATCAGCCGTCCAGTCCACGGCCAACGAGCTCCGCTAGAGAATCGTCCCTGGCAGGGGCTCGTTTTTTTGGAGGCGGCGCATGACTCCACAGCAACGTGCAATCGCAATCGCCAGCCGCGGTGTGGCATCCGTGAAGATTGGCGACCGCGAACACCGGTATCTGGACCCGCAGACCATCCTCAGCGCGGCGGCAATGGCGGCAGCCGACGCCCTCGACGCCACATATGGCGGGTTTCTGCCGGTTGAGATCGAGGATGTGGGAGATTCAGAATGAAAATTCGAGAGGCAATAGGCAATTTTTTCCTATCAATAGGCGCCGGGGTCGGCGCCGATCCCTACTATTTGCCTCGCGCGAAGCGGTTTTTCGATGCCATGGAGCAGAAAATCTCCATGTATTACGATGCCGCATCCACATCCAGGCTCCGAAACGACTGGTCGACGACCAATGGCACCCCATTCGACAACCTGGCCGCCGAACTCAAGCGCATGATCGCGCGTTCCCGTGAGTCAAGCGATAATAACGGACTCAGCGAGAACATCGACAATGTTTTTCAATCCAACATCGTGCACATGGGCATAAAACCGGAGCCGAGCGTGGAGTCGGCGCCGGAAGTGCTTGACGATAGGATAAACACGATACTTGCCGAGGGATGGAAGCGATTCAATGACCAATGGGACCGCACGGGGAAATCTACGTACTATGAATGCCAGTCTTTGATGCTGAAAACGATCATAAACAGTGGTTCCGCTTGTGTAAATCTGGTGAAATCAAAACAGGGATCATATCTGCCGATCGCTGCGCAAATAATCGAACCAGATCGCCTGGATTTCAGTAAGGACCTTTTTGTAAAAGCTGGTTTTCAGAACAGCCCTATGAAACAGACGCAGTTCGGCATTGACCTTGACGAATATGGATCGCCAGTGACGTTCTGGGTTGAGGGGATTGAGAAAGGCATATCGGCGGAGAACTTCTCGCTTCGGTTCCGACGGCGCCGACCCGAACAATATATCGGTGTGCCCTGGAAAACCCCGGTGCTCACCGCGCTCTGGGATCTGGGGTCGCTGATGGAAGATCAATTTGTATCTTCGCGCATCCGCGCCATGATCAGTTTATGGGTGAACAAGGAAGACGCCCCTATGCTCGCGGGGAAAATGCTGAATTCCAAACTCCAATGGGAGCCTGGACGCATCATGTATTCCCGCCACAAACCTGAGATCATCGCCGGCCAAGATCCAATCGGAGATACGTTCGATCCGCTAACTCGTCTTTGTCAACGTTCGATAGCGATCGGAACCGGGCTATCCTACCAGATTCTCACCAAGGATCTTCAGGGAATGAACTTCGCCGCATCGCGGGCGAATATTCTCGAAGATCGCCGCATTTTTCAGATGATACAGAAGTG